TCAGGAGACCTCCTCAGGAAATATGAAACGCGCCACGATGCGCCGCTGCCAAGGTGCGCTGAGCGGGCTTTCAACCACCCCATGCCCTGCGTAGGCATGAATGAAACTTGGGCGGTCACCGATGCTTGCCTGCACCCCAAGATGTTTTGCCACCGCACCTTGACGCATCCGAAAGAGCAACACATCACCTCGCGCGGCCCCATCATCGGCCTTTGCCGTCATATGCCGTAGTGCCGCCGCCCAAAGTTGCTCTTCGCCCTGCGGCTCGGACCAATCCATCGAATAGGGTGGCACTGCCTCAGGCTCGCAGCCTAGCAACTCCGACCATACCCCCCGCAGCAGCCCAAGGCAGTCGCAGCCCGCCCCCTTGGTCGCGGCCTGATGCACATAGGGCGTGCCAATCCACTGCCGCGCAGCCCAGACCAGCCTTTCGCCAGCCGCACTCATCTGCGAGAACCGCCGCCGTTGGCTCCGTCGGAACGGGGCACCGCCATCATCCAATCTTCGTTCGGAAGATCGGGAAAACCTTGGAAATTTATCAGATTGTTGAACTTTAGCCGGCAGGTTTCCATCCGCTTGTCGCAGCCCGCTGTGAGCCGTACCGCCGTGCCTTCTGGCAGTGGCCCGCGGATCGGCTCCCATAGCTCAACGACACGCTCCGCCCCTTTGAAGTAATCCAGCTTGATCATACCCCAAAGCCCTGCCGCCGGACCGTCGAGTACATCCAGCCTTCCGCGGGCAAACCAACCCTCTTCAAACCCCAAAAATGCACCCCAGCGAAAGTACTGCGCCTCTTGCGCGGCCTCAATCACCCGCTCAGCGATATAGCCCGATGTGGAAAGGTCAAAGCGGCATTTGCCATCGCCCAGAACCGCCGAACAAGGCTTTTGATAGACACGTCCTAAGGGCCGATTCAGCGGTTCGGTAAGCCCGCGCAACTCAGCCCGAAAACTGCCGCCTGCGCGGCGTAATTCGCCAATGGACCCGCGAAACTGTAACACCCGTTGTGATGGCTCCGCCCAGTTTACCAGCCACGCTTGTACCTCCGCCCGATCAAAGCGCCCCTGTTCAATCTCATCCTCACGGATCGCATCGTCACACAGCGCGCCAAGCGCTTCGGTATTATCAACAGACAAGCCACTGGTCTGCGCCAGTGCCTGCGCACTCAGCCCTGCATTCGCCCGGTACGTAACACCATCAAAATGCAGCGCCACGTCATGGTCAGTAGATGCAAACACCACCCCATCGCGGCGCGTTACTTGCCAGCAATGACAAAGCGTCGTGACACCGCTGGCGATATGCCCAGCAAATCCGGCTTCTATCCCCGCCCTCACACCCGCACCTCAATCACTGGAACGTTCGGCACCTGCCCAGCGTGAAAACTTTCTACCGACGTCAGAATGCGGTCCGTATCAAAACGCACCGGCACATCGAACTCAAATCCCGCAAAAATTTCCATCTCGGGATCAGGCGGGTGGGCGAAGGTGATGATCCCCGTGCTAGCGTCGACCTCATATTCCACACCTTCTTGCAACTCATCCTGCTCCACCCCCACACGCACTGTACCGACGACTGGTTTGATGATCGGACGGCGGTAGCTCTGCGCGCCCGAACGGTAAATCTTAACGATCTGGAAGCTGGCCGAGGCCCCGTCGCCGCGACCAATACTCTGATCATCAAAGGCCACCGGAAGCGCCGCCTTGCCCGACTTGAAGTCGGCCCAATCCTTCCAGCGGAACCCATACATCTGCCCCATACGCGCTTCAAAGAATGCAATCAGTGTTTGAATGTTATCAATGGATCGCATCCCCAGCCCTGCATCATAGACACGACGCGAGTGTGCCCAAGGCGTGTTGCGCTCCTCATAGCCATTGGCCAGCGTCACCACCTCCGTTTGTCGCTGTGGCCCGCCGACCGAGCCGAAGCTCAGCGAGGGTGGAAATCTGACATCGTGAAATTGCATGGTCTGCTCCTCTCGTTCTTCAACGGATCAGCGGTTGCGGTTGCCCGCGCTGAGCGCTCGGCTCACCTGCGCGGCGATCTGGCTTTGGCTGCGTTGAAAGCCCTGTACATCCGGCGTGGTGATGTTCATCACGATAGTGGTAGACCCCCCGCCGGCACCACGCACACCCAGCTTGCCATCTGCTCCACGGGCCAGCGGCATGATCGCTTCTGGCCCAGCTTCACCCATGACGCCTGTGCCCCCCCGCATGGGAAAGGCCGTGGCCGACGTCACCACCCCGCCTTGCGCGAATGGCATGACCTTCCCTTGGGAAAACGGCGCACCGTTGGCGAAAGGAAGTATCCCCTCTACGATCCCGCCCACGCCTTCGCTGATCAGCCCGCCGAAATGGTCCGTAACTGGCCGCATTGCGGCGTTATAGGTCGAGCGGATCATTAAGTTGGCCAGATCGGTCAGCACCTCTGACAGCTTTGCACCGTCAAAAACCACCCCGTCGAACGCGCGCCGCAGACCACGGCTTAGCCCCTGCTCAAGGGCCGCAATGTCTTTCCCCGTGGCCGAGAGCGCGCTTTGCATCCGCCGCAATTCCCCGTCGAAACCCGACACGAGACCGCTGGTTTGCGCCAATGTCTCGTTTAGCCTGTCAGCGCGGCCCTCAAGGTTTTCTAAATCTTCGAAATCAGCCATCCTCGGCCCCTTTCTTCTTATCCGGGTACGCGGCCATCAGTGCGGCCAATCCTTGGCTCAAAAGCGGCGGCGCCTCAGCCGGAGGCCCTAACATCAACTGCAGCTCCGCTGGTGTCAGCGCCCAGAATTCCGCCGGGCGCAGGCCCAGTTGAGACAGTCCAACCCGCAGCAACGCCGGCCAATCAAAACCACGCCCATCGCTCACGCTTGCACCGAAAATGCCCGCGCCAACAATTCCGCTGCCGCCCGCGCCGCCGCCATCGGCCCACCCTCAATCCGCGCATGTTCAAGGGTTGCGGCATCCATCACCGTCCCGCCGCCCCTTAGCCCGGCAAGCAGCAACGCCAGAACATCCCGGCTTGAAAAGCGGTTACTCTCGAACCGCTCAACCAATGCCACCAAACTGTCAGCCCCCAACGCGACCTCCAGCTCAGCCAATGCGCCAAGGGTCAGCCGCGCCTCATAGCCTTGCCCGTCGATCACCAAACCCACCTCACCGCGCCATGGATTGCTCACGCTCAGCCCGCCACATCGGGGGTAAAGGTCAACTCACCCGCCGATTGGAGGCTCAGTTCAAACGTCGCCTCACCATTTAGCGATCCGGCATATTCCAACGCCGAAACTTGGAAAGGCCCCTGCACTACCCCAAAGTCGGGGATTATGATCTGATAATCCGGTGTCAGACCGTCAAAGAACAGCTGTCGCGCACGTTCGTCCGTGCCCGCATCGCGAAACACCCCAGAGCCACTGATTGCCGCCGAGCGCACGCCCGCCCCCACCAGCAACTCCCGCCAACCTCCGCTGGAATCGAGCGACGTCACATCGACCGTTTCCGCGTTAAAACTCACCCGCTTGGCCCGTAGCCCGGCGATCGTTTCAAACTGACCGTCGCTGGTCATGTCCACTTTGACCAAAAGGTCTTTGCCCGCTTGAACTGCCATCTCTCTCTCCTCGCAACTATCTTGAAACTGTGAAGCCTTATGCGTCCGCAAGCCGCGCGCGGAACTGAAGGTCGATCTCCCTGCCAGCCGCTCCATCGATCCGCCGCGCTGTGGCTTTTTGAAAAGTCATATTAACGATATGGCCGCGGCTAAGCACGGGCACTGCCCCATGCAGCAGGTCGCAAATCACCGAAGCAACATTCTTGGCAGTTACGAATCCCGGCGCGCTTGTGACCACCGACACAACAAACCGATGCTCCGCACCCGCGCCGTCCGCATCAGAGGCGTCTTTTGCCGTCTCCTTGCCAAGCAGCACATAGGTCTCAGGCAAGTCTCCCCCCGGCATCGCGTCAAAAACCGCGTCACCGATAAGGGCCGTGAGCCCCGGATCATCTTGCAAACGACCATAGATCGCCGCCTGCAAAGCCCCTGAAAGCGCATAGGTCATACCACAACCTCCTCATCAGCAAAGCAGGTCAGATACCGCCCGCCCACATCGTGATCGGCCACCGCGCGGATCACGAAAATCCGTGTGCCATCGCGAAACCGCTGCTCTGCCGTGGGCCGCTCGACCGATCCAATGGGGGCCGCGCGAACCGTGATTTTGAACCCAGTCCGGCTGATCGCCAGCCCGCCTTTCACGGCCTCACGCCCCGTACGCGCGCGCACCTCGGCCCATAGGGTTCCTAGCGGCTGCCAGACCTCAGTATAGCCCCCCGCGCCGTCGTTTGCCCGTTGCGGTGTCTCTAGCACCAACATGCGGTTCAGATGCGGCCGGCTCATGCCGCGCCCCCAAAACCAACCCGCACCCGACGATACCGTTCAATCAGGCTGCTCACGCCGAAGGGCATACAGCCTTCACCAAGCGCCGTGTCATCACGGTATTCATAGTAATGCGCCGCAAGAAGCATCACCGCTTGAGCCAAATCATCAGGCAGGCTTTCCCAATCAGGCCCCATTCCGGCGTCAAAGTTGATCAGCGCTGCCCCGGCGCTCGGGATGCGCGGAAGGGACGCCGTGCTGCTGCGCAGGCGAGGTGCCTGAGCATCGCGTTCCAGCCAATAACGACCGGGGTCAACAAGCGCTTCTGTCCCATCCCGCGCCACCAGGGCGAGCTGCGCGATCTCCTGCACGGGTGCCACGGGCAAGACCTGTGCCGCTGCATCACGCCAGAATGTCAACGAAAACGCGAACCGCCGCGTGATCAGCACCTTTCCAATGCGCGCCTCGACCGCTGCCATCGCGGCACGTAGGAAGCTGCGCAACACCGGGTCTTGAAGACCGTCCTGCCCAAAACCGCTGCCCGCGCGCAAATGCATTCTGAAGGCTTCCACAGGCAACACAGCGTCAGGAACATTTGTTTCTTCGATCAACATCAT